CGACGTCGGCGAACCCGGCGCCGGACAGGTTGCGGACCTGCACGTCAATGCTGACGTCATTCGACACCGGGATCACCTCCTTCGGGTGTGCCGAGGTGTTCCAGACGGAGCAGCCGGATCAGCTCGGCGGGCTCCGCGAGGACCTCAGACGGGAGCTTCTTGAAGCGGTCGCAGAGCGCGAGCACGAACTGCGCGCGCTCCAGCTCAGGTGGGGCTACGTGAGGGGTTCCATCGGAATTGAGACCGCCGGGGACGGCCCGCCACCGGGCGAGGGCTGTGGCAAAGGGCCGGCGGGCACCCCGTTCAGGGCGTCCAGCCACCGCTCGATGATGAGCTGGTTCATGGACCGGTCCTGGCGGCGGACGTTCTCCGGGGTGGGCGGGATCGGGGTGCCGTCCTCCGTCTCCAGGTTCCAGCTGACGAGCTGCCCGGCGAACGCGCCGACGAGCACCTCGTGGGTGGTGCTGTCGGGCATGGAGATCAGCTCGTCCGTGGACATGTCCCGGACGGTGATCTCCAGGCCCTCGTACGGGGTGCCTGTGAAGTCCAGGTCGTAGGTCTTCTTCTTCGGCACGTAGCCCATCGCGCGACTCCTCGAATGGGGTGGTAGGGGTGAGTGGTTACGCCGCCGACCAGGTAGGGACGGTGCCATCGGACAGCACGCCAGGCACGGCCCACACCAGGGACCCGTCGTCGGCTCGGGTCAGCGGGTAGTCGGTGAACAGGCACTCGTTGGCGAGGGTCTGGCCGCTGATCGTCAGCGTCAGCGTCCGCGCCACCGACGTGGACGCCACGGTCTTGAACACGTCGTGGGACTTGTTCGAGGCGTCGTTGAAGACCCCGTTGAGGGTCACGGAGAAGTCGGCGAGGAGCAGCAGCCGCTCCATCGCGGACTTGTCCAGCCCGGTGACGTCCTGCACCGCCCTGGGGGTGGCGAACTGGAGGTTCGTGCAGTCGTTGACGATCGCCTGCGCGGTGCCCGACGCGTCATCGACCGAGCACGTCGTCCACCCAATGCCGCTCTCTTTGGCCATGGTCAGCCCCTTTCTCGGTCGTCGGCGACGCGCGCCAGGTGCTCGCCGCAGTCCTCCACCCAGTCCGCCGGGCGGGTGTGCACGCGGGCCGGTGCCCGCGGAGTTCGGTGGTCCCCGCCTCGCACGAGGTACGTCTCGGGGGTGGTGTGGTGGTCCGCGAAGCACCTCTGCCCGGCCTCGAACCGGAACGCGGTCAGCCCGGCCTCGGTGCGCAGCTCCCGGAACGTCCGGCGGGACTGAGTGCGGATGTACGCGGCCTGCTGTCGGCCCAACTCCGTGCGCTCGTCGATGGTCGACTCCCACCCGCGCAGGTACGCCGGGCAGGCGACCTGCTCGCACGCAGCGGCCACGAGGACGTCACGCTGTCGGCGGACCGCATAGGTCTTGAAGGCGCCGGGCGGGAGCTGCGGTTCGATGCGGAACATCAGAAGGTCACCGCCACGGGGTTGCGCGCGATCATCACCGCGAAGACCGCCTCGGTGAACGTCCCCGACGTGGACACCCGCAGGTGCCGCTCCACCGTCTGGTCCCGCGCTGTCTGGATCCGCTGCGCCCCCGTCCCGGTGGCGGCTGTGAACGCCCCGCCGGTGACGGCCGCCCACTCGTCTGTGGCCCCGTCGTCGGACGACTCCTCCAGTGTGACCGTGACGGACGTGCCGGTGATGGACAGCACCTGGAGGTACGCCTGCAACCCGTGCGCCGTGGACGCCCCGCCGTCGATGCTGTCGCCGTCGGTGGCCTCGGTGTCCGTGCGGATCCCGGGGGTGGCCTGGTCGCCCCACTCCAGGCCGTACGCGTTGGCCTGCGCCTGGAGGGCGAACGTGAAGGACCCATCGTTGCCGCGGGTGCCGTCGTAGCCGATCTGCTTCGCGACCAGGCACGCGGCCGGACGGCCGAGCGTCACGGTGTGCAGGTACATGCAGTGCACGTCCGCCGTGGGCAGCGCGGACAGCACCCCGTGCGCGGCGTCCGTGTCGTCGCTGTCGGGGTTGAAGAACGCCGTCCACGACAGCTGCCCGTCGCGGATCGCGCCGATCCGCTCGTACGCGCCCTTGTCAATCCCGGTCACGGGGAGGGTGCCCTGCGGGCACGACAACGCCGGGCTGTTGGTGTCCCCGCTCAGGTTGTGCCCGTCGACCAGAAGCCGGTCACCGAGACCGCCCTGCTTGCTCATGGCTGCTGCTCCCAGAGGTCATCCGCGATCAGCGGGAGAGTGATGGTCATGACCCGGTACGTGGTCCCGTCAACGGTCAGGTAGCCGGGGCGCGCGCGCAGCGGGGCACCGTGCGCACCGAAGATGTCGACCTGCCGGACGGCGCCGCCCAGGGTGAAGTCGCTGATGTACGCGGCGAACAGAGCGTCGGTGGCGCCGACCACCGCGGGGTCGATCGCATCCAACGGCTCCTGCACCGCGGTGGTGTAGATCCGCACCGACAGCTCGACCCGAGCCGACGTCTGGTTCAGGCCCGACGTGCGTACGGGCACCACGTCGGACACCCACACCCCGCACGTCAGGCCCCCGCTGGACGGCGGGTTGACGGGCTCGTGCCCGTTGACGTCCTCGAACAAGCCGAGGCCGGCGGCGTGGGAGATCGCCTGGTCGAGGAGCGTGCTGATGTCGAGGCCCATGGGTCACCTCATCTCCGGCAGGTAGCGGACCTGGAGCAGCCGCTGCGCGATGCCCGGCGCCTCAAGCGCCAGAATCTGCTTGGTGCGCCGCCAGTGCCCGTATCCCTTGAACCGGGTCACGGGGAAGTTCATGGAGCCGGTGCCCTCCAGCCACGGCCCGTAGACGACGCCGCTGTCGCCAATGCGGTCGGTGTCCGCGGTGACCCGCTCTGATCGGATGTGCGATTCGTAGTAGCCGGTGGGGTGGCGCAGGACCACGCCGAGCTCGGCGAGGACTTCGGCTTCGCCGTAGGCGGCGATCTCATCGCGGGCGTCGTCCACGTACCGCGCCACGGCGGCCTGAGCGCGCCCGTCGAACACGGGCCCGCTGGCGGTCACCTTCACCTCGCCGGCCACATCACACCGCCCTCGTCCGCGCGTGGCGGCCGTGCGCCGCGTAGCACTGCTCCCGCACGTCCCCGATAGTTGGAGTGACCGGCCGCGGCGACCCACTGGACGACGACGACCGGGACGTCCGCGCGTACCCCGCCAGCTCCTGCGACAGGGTGGTGACGGACTCCGCGATCGTCAGCGTCCGCACCAGCGGCGGCGGCTCCCACACCACCAGCGCGGCCCCGTCCGCGATGGCGGAGGCCGTCGTCCCCACGGCACCCCGGGCCACGGTGAGGGCCCGCGGGGCGTACACCTTCGCCCCCGTGGTGTGCGCGGCCAGGGTGCTGCCGTCCCACTGTCGGCGCACCACGAGGGTGTCCCCGGCGATGTCGTCGACGCGCAGGCGCTCCCCGTCGACGAGGAAGACTTCACCCACGTGCACCCCGGTGCCGTCCGTGACGGTCACGGTCACGTCCTTGGCCTGGCCGCCCAGGTCCGCACCCAGGGTGACACCGGTGTCAGCCATGCTGCGGCCGGTGACGAGGAGTCGTTCGTCGCCGGACCGCAGCAGGCTCCCGACGCCCACCAGGGAGGCGTCGGAGACCGTGAGGGTGGTGTCCGTCGCGCCGACCGCCCCGTCCACCGTGCCGGCCGGGCTCTCCGCGTTGCGGTACCCCCACAGGCCGGTCACGGCTACGGCGTGCTGCTCGGTGTCCCCAGCCTGCAAGGCGTACGCGCTGGACAGGTCGATCTCCAGGGACCGGTACGGCGGGCCGGTGCGCTGCGGGTTGAGGATCACCGCGCCGGTCGGGATCGTGACGCCGCCGGACACCAGGCCGGTCAGGTCGATCAACTCGCTGTCGTCCAACCAGATCCGCCAGGCGCGGGCGTGCTGCCCGTTCGGCCAGTCCCAGTACCGGGTGCCCACCGTGGGGTAGAACCGGCGGTGACACAGGCCGTCCACGCTGCGGCTGGCCGCCGCCAGGGCGCGGTCGATGCGGGCGTCAGCCCTGGCGGTCGTCTTGTAGTCGAGGGCGTCCTTGACGTCCTCACGCGTGGCGTACCACGGCTCCGTGAAGTCGATCATCCTGTGTCACCTCCCTCCGCTGGGTGCGCTACGCGTGGTCAGTCCTGCTCAGTACCGGCCGTCTCGGGGCCACCGGTACCCGTCGAACCGGCAGACGAGGTCTCCGGTCCGGCCGTCCGTTTCGAGCGGCTCCCCGTCGCGCGGGCACGCTTGCGGGGGCCGGCCGAGCTCGTCCCTTGCGAGGTCGACTGCTTCTCGGGCGATGTCGAGGAGCCCGTACCAGGACCCCCGGGTGTCGTCGGCTGCGATGACCCCTCACCGCCCTCGTCGTCCGGGATGTCAGCGGCGTACGTCGCCTCACCCGCAGCGTTGATCTTCGGCATGGTTCCTCCTCGGTAGGGGTCGGCGCCCTGCTCCACGGACCGCTCCGACCCGCACTGCGGGCACAGGCGCACGCCCACGGCGAACGCGGCGGTGCAGTCCAGGCAGATCAGCAGAGCCACCGACCCCACCCCCTCGTCAGAGCGTCGCGGCGAGCGCGTCCGGCGCCCGCTGCACCGTCAGGTCGTGCAGCACGTACAGCACCGCGCCGAGCTGCGCGTTCGTCCCGACGTCCGCGATGTTCAGCGACACGTGGGTGTACCCGTCGGACAGAGCCGTCGCGGTCACCGGGATCGCGAGGATCTGCTGGTGCTCCGCGCTGGTGCCGGCGCCCCCGGGGTCGGCGATGGTCGCGGCCGCGCTCTGGGTCTTCTCG